AAAGTCTCGGCGCGCAATGCCGCCCGCATGCTCGAGCTCGGCCAGGTCCGGCTTGATCAGGAGGGGCATCTGCGCGTAGCAGTGCCCGACCGGGCGCACGAGCATCCTTGCCGCACGCGCATCTCATCGGGCGGCGTGCTCGCCGCGCTCGGCATGTCGCAGATTTATACGGCGAAGGATGAGCGCGGCAAGGTCGCGGGCTTCAAGCGCATCTACCCCGAAGACCGCGGCTTCTTCAATCTCGCGACCAATCCCGGCAACTGGATAATAGCGATCAGCTTTCAGCTTATTAGCAGTCAGCTATCAGCGATCAGCTATCAGCTTTGCGTTTTTGGCTGAATGCTGACCGCTGATTGCTGATTGCTGACCGCTGAAATGCTGACCGCTGACTGCTGAAAGCTATGCCCCGGCAAGGCCGGCTCTTCAAAATGCCACGACGCCAATCTGATCCCGACCAACGCCGGCCCGAATCGGTCGAGCGCGACGGCGAACGCGTCACGCGCTATCCCGGCCGGTGCAAAGGCTGCGGGCGCGAGATCTGGTGGGTCAGGACGTCGACGACGATGAGGCCTGAAGACCCGGACGGGCGCGACCATCGCGAGACGTGCACCGAGCGCGTGCAGTTCCGGCGGGTGCAGCAGCAGGAGATGTTCAGGTGAGCGATCAGCTTTCAGCAATCAGCGATCAGCCATCGTGGAACCTTCCGGTCAACGTCGACCCGTGCTCAGTCACGCAAATCGGCGTGCGCGTCGACCGGCGCGCGTGGAAACGCGGGGCTGATCGCTGAATGCTGACTGCTGATCGCTCCAACGAAATCGACCGCCTGCGCGCCGAGCAGCGCCGTGCCGCCGCCGATGCGCGGCAAGCGGCAACCGAGCGCGAGCGCGAGTATTGCATGTTGGGCGTGAACGATTATCTGATCGAGGAATTGATTGTGCTGTACTGGAAAGAAGCAATTAGCAATCAGCTATCAGCGGTCAGCCAGGACGCGAAGCTGAATGCTGAAAGCTGACCGCTGAATGCTTGTACTGGAGCGATGCGATACGAAATCGACTGGACGCTGTTTAATCGGCGCAGGGTTGCGAACGTTGCATACGATGACTCACTTGGGATTGCGGGTTTCCGCGTGAAGCTCGAATGCGGCCACGAATGCTGGTGCCTCACTGAGCCGCCGTTAGGGCTGTTTTGCGCCGATTGTGTCGGGCGGGCATTGATCGAGATTCGCAGCGTGCAGAAAGAACCGATTCGTGCTGGCCATCGATAGCCGCCTGACAGCCGCCGACGTCCGCGCCGCGGCGCTCGAGCTTTCCGAAGCCGACGCGCAGGCGCTACTCTACGACTGGCGCATGTGGGCGCGTCCGTCGCAGGTGATGCCCGAGGGCGACTGGCGCACGTGGCTTGTGATCGCCGGTCGCGGATTCGGAAAAACCAAAACTGGCGTCGAAGCGATTCGCGAAGTGGCGCAAGATCCGAATGCGATCATCGCGATTGTCGGGCCGACCGCCGCCGACTGCCGCGATGTGATCGTCGAGGGCAAATCCGGGCTCCTCGCCGCGTATCCGCCCGATGAGCGGCCGGACTATAAGCGATCCATGCGCCATGTGAAGTTCCGGAACGGGGCGCAGGCCTTCACGTATTCCGCCGAAGAGCCGGAACGGTTGCGCGGGCCTCAGCATTCGTTCGCCTACTGCGATGAAATCGCCGTGTGGCCAGAGCCCGAGCTGGTCTGGGACAATCTCAAATTCGGCCTGCGCGTGGGCGAGAGGCCGCGGATTGTCGCGACCACGACGCCGCGGCCGTCGAAATTCCTGCGGGCGCTGATCGCCGATCCCGGCACCGTGCTGACGCGCGGGTCCAGTTTCGAGAATGCCGCGAATCTGCCGGAAAGCCAGATCGAAGAATGGAAGCGCGTCTACGGCGGAACGCGCATCGGCCGGCAGGAGCTTGAAGGCGAATTGCTCGAGGAAGCCGAAGGCGCGCTGTGGTCGCGGGCCCGGATCGAGGAATTGCGCGTCGCGAAAGCTCCGGAACTCGTGCGTATCGTGGTACCGATCGATCCGTCGGTCAGCTCAGGCCCGGACGCGGACGAATGCGGGATAGTCGCGTGCGGCCTGGGCGTCGACGGGCACGGCTATGTGCTTTGCGATCGCTCGGGGCGCATGTCGCCCGACGAATGGATCTCGCGCGCGGTCGCGACGTATGACCAGCTCGAGGCAGACCGGATCATCGGCGAGGCGAACAACGGCGGGGATCTGATCGAATCGCTTCTGCGCACGCAGCGGCGCAATATCTCGTACGAGCGCGTGCACGCGGCGCGCGGGAAGTTGACGCGCGCCGAGCCGGTCGCGGCGCTCTACGAGCAGGGCAAAGTGCATCACGTCGGCGGGCATCCGGCGCTCGAAGACGAAATGACGAATTACGTCGCGGGGATGTCGCAGTCCCCGAATCGCATGGATGCCTTGGTTTGGGGCTTGAGCTATCTGATGCTGAAGCCGAAGCTCACGGGCAAGGTGTTTAGTTTGTAGCGGTCAGCAGTCAGCAATCAGCTTTCAGCAGTCAGCTTTCAGCAGTCAGCTTTCAGCTATCAGCTTCGCGTGGGACGTATTGTGAGCGATCCGATTGCTAACCGCAAACCGCAAGCGAATGCGTTCCGCGTCGGGTCCGCCTCAATGCCGTGCAGACGCTGGCCCACTGACCGGCGTTTGTACGGGGGGCGGGCTGAAAGCTGACCGCTGATCGCTGAATGCCGATGGCTGTATCATTGATCCCATGCCGGCAAGGCTTGAGGAAACGCCGCTCGTTTGCAACGCGTGCAAGCACGAATGGATGGAGCCGCTGATTTACAACGTGCCGATTGATGTGTGGGTCGCGCACGTGCGCAGTCTTCGCTGTCCTGGATGTGGCGCAGGACCGGATCATCTGGCGATGCGTGGATGGGGCGTGCCGGTTCCGGAGCTGAAAGCTGACCGCTGACCGCTGACCGCTCTCTTGCCCGACGTCATCGTGATCTTCCTGCTCCCCTACGCCGAGCCGGGCGGCAAGCGCCGCAAACGCGGCGAATACGCCCGCATCCCGGCGGATCTCGCGCAGCCGCTCATCGCGGGCGGCATCGCGCGCCTGCTGCGCGTCGTCAAGGAATCCGACGAGGCGACCGAAGATGAGACGCAGAGTTAGCTGACCGCTATTTTATGTCGAATTGCTCCAAATGCGGCGCCGCGTTCGTGGCCGAGCGCTGGAAAACCGGACATATGACGACGCACTGCGAGCGCTGCCGAGCGGCGCGGAAAAGCAGGGCGCGTGTCCGCGAGATCCGGTGCGCGGCGTGCGGCAGGAGCTTCCGCCGGCCTGCGAAATCGGGCCCGGTGCCGCGCATGTGCCCGGATTGCAGGGGCGCCGAGCGGCGGCTTGAGAACCGCTTCCGGCTCGATCAGCGGACGCTCGCTTCCGAGCCGCGGCATCAGACGAGCCCGCTGTTCAACTTGGAGCAGGAAATGCAGCGCGGCTACTCGGGCCGCGCAAGGTACGGCGCCGACTTATGCGACTAGTGATCCTGCTCGTACTTGTGCTGGTTGTGGCGGGATGCCGGCCGTTCCGTCATAAAGCGCATCCGGCGCCCACAACCACGATCGTTGCGGATATTACCGAGCAGGTCGTCGCCACAAACGGAACCGCGACCTTGACCTATCCGCCGCTTGCGGGCGCGACAAAGCTCTACGTCAACGGCCTGCGCCTGTACGAATCCTCGGATTTCACGGTCGCGGGTAAGGTCGTGACATTGCACGCCGGCTTGCAGAAATCGCCTCAGGCGGTGCTGATTGTGGACTACAAGGCCAACATGGCCAGAAAGAAGTAGCAATCAGCGGTCAGCAAGTAGCGGTCAGCGGTCAGCAATCAGCTAAAAGCCACGGACGGGTTTAGCTGAATGCTGAAAGCTGAATGCTTTCGCGAAAGGAAACCACAAACCCATGTTGGATCCAGCTCCTATCGAAATGAGCGCCGCCTCATTCGCCAAGCTGTACAACGGCGTCGGCGAAACCCGGCTCCCGCTCGAAGATCTCTACCCGCTGCTCGAAGACCTGAACGCCGCGCTGCTTGCGAATCTCGGGCATCCGGTCTACAATCCGGCGTCGAACACGGTAAACGATTTCAAGTGGGCGCACGTGCGCTACGGCAATACGGTGCAGCTCTGCGCGGAGTCGAACGTGACGCACGGTGTGCATTCGGGCGATGTGAAGACTATTCCGGCGCCCGAGGGGAAGTTCCAGGGCTATATGATCGAGCTGGTGAATCTGTCGAAGATATAAAAAAGCTATCAGCTATCAGCGGTCAGCGATCAGCTAAAACGTGAAGCTGACTGCCGTAAGCTGAAAGCTGAAAGCTGAATGCTGAAAGCTCAAAACCGTATGCTCGACAAGCCGCTCATTGATCCCGTCCGCATGGTCGTGCTGATTCTCGCGGTCGCGTTTGCGCTGTTCGCGATGTGGGTGATGTGGCGTTGAAAGCTGTCAGCGGTCAGCTATCAGCGGTCAGCTTTCGGCTCTGGCGGCTGCTCTTCCAGTTCCTTGTTGCGTTCCTCGAAGGCCTTCAGCAAGTCAGATTTCACGCGCTCCAGTTCCTCAGCAAGCCTGCGTTTGTCTTCGGGCGTAAGGCTTATGATTAACGGCGGACCAGCGGCGGCGGCAGGCGTTCCTCGACGCGCGTGAGACGTTCGCCGTGCTCGCTCAGTTTGGCGTCCATCGATTCGAGGCGGCGTTCGATGCGGTTGAGCCAGCCAACGATGTCGTCAATGCGCTTTGAGATTTCGTCGAGGCGTCGGTTTTGAATCCAGCTTGCGCCGAAGATCGCAAGGATCAGCGGCAAAGTGATCTGGATGACGGGCAGCAGTTCGGGCGGGATGGTCATACCCCATTCAGTGTAGCAATCAGGGTGCCGAATGGCAGCTTTCAGCGGTCAGCGGTCAGGAAAACTTGAAACCTCCCCATGTGCGGTCTACATCGCCGACCATCATTTTGATACGAGCCAGCAATTCGCGCTTGTGTTCGCTCGGGCATTCCGTGAAAACGGCGAAGGCGTTACCTCTACTGGTATTCCGCCAAGTCTTTGCAGGAGTGGCGGTTTGACCAGTTTGCATAAAACTGAATTAGCCGTCAAGACCCAAATGTATCAACGTGAAAAGTACCGCCTGTCCTAGTCCTCGCTCGCTATGCCTGTTCTAACCCGCGCTCTTAATCTCTTCCGCCGCAAGCCCGCACCGCCTGCGCCGATAGCGGCACCGCCTCGGTTGCAGCGTGTTCTGCACGATGCTGATGGCATTCCGTATCTCAATGGACCGGCATTGGCGGCAGAGCGATCTAAGAACGAAATGATGGCAGAGATTCAGGATTACATTCGAGAGCGCATTGGTGCCATTGCTCCAAGGATGATCGGCGAGATGATAGCCAGCGCTCAGCCCTCGCCATCGAAAGTTGAGACGCTGGCGACGACGAAAGTCTCAATTGCCACCAAGCAATCGGACTCGCCGCCGAGCCTGAACACGCCGGGCGGCAACCGGCCGAGCGTCACGGTGCGCTATGTCACGCCCGGCGCACCGACGTGGATGAATCGCGATTACGCCTCGTACGCCCGCAACGCGTACGCGATGAACTCGGACGTTTATAGCTGCATTAGCTTGATCGCGAGCGCCGCGAAGCAGATCAAGATCGACGACACCGGCAAGGGCAGGGCGTCGGCGGAGCTGCTCAAGAAGGCCGGCGGGCCCACGTTCATCGAATACTGGATCTCGTATCTGCTGATCTCGGGCAACGCCTATATCGAAATCGGACGCAACGGCTCCGGCCAGCCGGTGTCGGTCTATTTGCTCTCGCCCGACAGGGTGACGGCGCAAACGAACATAAACACGCCAGGCGCTTCCGATACGTACCGGCCTGAAGTCAGGATGTGGAAGGTGTTGGATGCGAAAGGCATTCCGCGCTTCCTCGCGCCGAGCGAGATCATTCATTCCAGGCTCTTTAACCCGCTCGATCCGATCTGCGGCATGTCGCCGATCGAAGCGGCGCTCCTCGATATCGACGCCCAGAACGAATCCGCGGCGCTCATGAAGCGCACGATGCAATCGGGCTTCACGCCCGGATGGATCGAGGCGGGCGAAGAATCCGACTGGAGCGATACACAGATCGCGCAACTGAAAGAGCGGCTGCGGCGGTCGCGCGAGGGCGGGGAAGCGCTGTTCCTGCAGCAGGCGAAATGGCACGAGATCGGAGTGAAGCCGGTCGACGCCGAGATCGCGACGCAGCAGACGATGAGTAAGCGCGACATCGCCAGCGTGTTTCACGTCGATCCGGCGCTGATCGGGGATGTGTCGACCCGGACGTACGCCACGTATCAGGAATCGCGCCGGGCGCTCTACATGGAGGCCGTCAATCCGCTCGTCAAGATGTTCTCCCACGATTGGAACGCCGCCATTGCCGAGCCGCCGCCGGGCGCGCTCGCGCGGCCCGGGTATAACGGCTCGCCATTGACGGCCGATAAGGATTCCTTCGACGCGATCACAGCCGCGCGAGCCGAGGCGACCGACCGCGTGCACAAGCTCTGGACGAGCGGATTGATCACGCAAAACGAGGCCAGACGGGATTTGGAGTACGATCCGGTTTCGGGCGGCGACGTGTTCTACGCGCCGGCGAATTTCCTGCCGTTGCAGGGTTCCGAAGCGGAACCGCTATGAAGCTGTCAGCTATCAGCGGTCAGCTAAACCGCACGTCGAAAGCTGAAAGCTGACTGCTGACTGCTGAAAGCTTATGACTAGTAGCACGCGCATGTTCTGGCTTTACATCGCGACGCTCGGCGCGATTCTTGCAGCGGCGGTCATTGCGCGGCATTGCGGGATGTATCGATGAAAAGCTGTCAGCGGTCAGCTATCAGCGGTCAGCAATCGGCGATCAGCCAAACGCAAAAGCTGAGCGCTGAATGCTGACCGCTGAAAGCTAAATATGGCAACCGGAATGCTGTACAAATCCGATATGCCAGTAGTTGAGAATCTCCGCCTGTTCACCCGCGTCCGCATCAGCGGCCCGCCCGGCGTCTGCGTCGGCAGGATCGAGGATATCCGCGGCATCAACGAATTGCCGCCCGCGCCGGGCTTCGCGGAAATGAAGATCGTGAACGCGATCATGCGCGACAAAGGCGTGACGCGCCTGGCGCTCGTGAGCTACTTCATGACCGAGCACCAGGAAGTGGCGTTTACGGCGGTCGAGATCGCGGGCGAGTGGTTCGATCTGAACGGGCAGGCGTTGACGCTCGAGGTGATCGGGCAGGCGAGGGTGAATTGATGGCTAGCTATCAGCAATCAGCGATCAGCGATCAGCCAAACGCAGAGCTGAAAGCTGACAAGCTGAAAGCTGATCGCTTCGCTACCCAATTCGCGCGCTTCCTCGAGCGCGAAGAGTCGCGATGGGTCCGGCCGGCCGCCGTCGTCCTCGCGCGGGAAGGGGCGAGGGCGGCTGAGGCGTACCAGCAGGGCGGCGAGGGCGCGGCGCTTAATTCCGTCGATGAACGGGAGTGGGAACGCTACCTCGAGCGTGTCTGGCTCTCTGTCGTGCCGCGGGCCGGCGAGTTTACGACGGATCAGATTGGCGGTCAGCAATCAGCGATCAGCGGTCAGCTAAACGCAAGGCTGAATGCTGACAAGCTGAAAGCTGATAGCTTCGTCAAAGAGCCGCCCGATCCGTTTCTTCAGGCTGCGATCAATTGGCTCAAGTTGAACATGGCCGAGCGGGTGCAGGGCATTACGCAAACCTCGAAAGAGGAAATCGGCAATCAGATCCGCATCGGCGTATCGAAGGGCGAAGGCATCGCCGACATTGCGGCGCGGATCGTGAAGCACAGGCGGTCGATCACGCCCGAGCGGGCGCAGACGATCGCGAGAACGGAAGTTCACGCGGCGGCGAACTACGGATCGCTCGTCGCGGCCGAGCTGGTAACGGTTCCGATGGAAAAAATCTGGATCGCGCGTGCGGATGCGCGAGATTCGCATAGGGCGGCGAGCGGTCAACGGCGGGCGCTCGATAGCTCGTTCATCGTGGGCGGTTACCGGTTGATGCACCCGGGCGATTCGTCGTTCGGGGCGCCGGCGGGGTTGGTTGTGAATTGCCGCTGCGTGATGTCGTTTGAGGTGAAGCGGAGGGAGCGGCGCAGAAGGGCTGCGTAGCTATCAGCCTATCAGCTTTCAGCTATCAGCAATCAGCCGTCTCGGCCCGCAAGGCTGAATGCTGACCGCTGACCGCTGAAAGCTTCAATCCGAGGTAAACCCATGGAACCTGAACGCAAAATAATCGCCTGCTCGTTCGCCTTCTCGAAGGAACTGACCGAAGCCGGGCAATTCGAAGGGCACGCCGCCGTATTCGGCAATATTGATCTGCAGGGCGACAAGATCAAACGCGGCGCGTTCGCCGAAACCATCGAGGAATCGGCGGGGCGCTGGCCCGTGCTCATGGCGCACAGCCTCGGGCGTGTGGTCGGATTCTCGACCGGCGCCGAGGAAGATTCGAAAGGCCTGAAGGTCGCGGGCGAATTTACGCTCGATTCCGATGAAGGGCGCAATGCCTATGCGACGGCGCGGCACGCCGCGAAGCTCGGGCAGAAGTTCGGCCTGTCGATCGGCTATGCGATTCGCGGCGAAAACGGCGCGAGCTACGACGAATCGACGAACGTCCGGACGCTCAAGAATCTGACGGTCTACGAATTTTCGCTCGCTGCGGTGCCGGCGAATCCGCGCGCGCGGATCGCGGCGGTGAAAGAGCTTGAAGATATACACGACTGGACAATTCGCGAGTTCGAGAAATACCTGAGGGAGTCAGGGTTTTCGAAAGAAGCGGCGCGGGCGATCGCGTCGCGTGGATTCAAGGCTTTCGATCGGAGTGAAGCTGACGAAACGCCGGACGACGAAGGCGCACGCGCTCTCATGAGTGCCGTTGCGCGGGAATCAATTCTATTGAAAGGACTCTAACATCATGGCTGCTACAGCTCCACTCCTGTCGGAAGAGGATCGCGATAAGGTAATCGGCCTCTATACCGAGTTGAAAACGAAATACACGGCGCTTGACGCCGCGATCGCGGCCGGCAAGCCCGCGGGCGAAATCAAGACCGCGATCGACAAGATCACGGCGGATCTCGATGCAATCCAGAAAAAGCACACCGAGACGATCGCGCAAGCGCAGCAGCGGCTCGACGCCATCGAGGAAAAGCAGCGGCAGGCGCCATCGCAGCCCGAGCCGCCGAAATCGATCGGGCAATTGGTGATCGAAGACGCGGGCTTGCTCGCCTTCATCAAACAGGGCGGGCGCGGCGCTCATACCGTGCAGTTGAAGACCACGATCGCGAGAGCGGCGGCGCTCATCGGTTACAAGGATATCGGCGGTCTCACGGCGCTGCTTCCGCAGCGGCTTGATCTGGTCGGCGTCGCGGCCCGGCTGCCGATCGGCGTCCGGGCGCTCGTGCCGCAGGGACGCACGACGGCGGGCGCGATTACCTACGTCGAGGAATCCGCCTTCACGAATAACGCCGCGCCGGTGGCTGAAGGCGGGGCGAAGCCGAAATCGGATAAGACGTTCACGCCGCGGACGCTGCCGGTCGAAGTCATCGCGCACTATTTCAAAGCATCGCGCCAGACGCTTGACGATCTGCCCTTCGTGGCTTCACAGATCGAGTCGAACGGGATCTATGGCGTGCAGAAGGCGGAAGACAACCAGCTATTGAACGGCACAGGCGCCACGCCGCAATTGAAGGGCTTCAACACGACGGCGACGGTGGCAACCGGGGCGCCGGCCGGCGCATCGCTCGTCGATGCGATCGGTGTTGCGGTCTTCGAGCTGGCCGCTGCGGGCTATATGCCCGATGGCACGGTCGTGAATCCCGCCGACTGGGGGACGGTCGCGCTGCTCAAGAATTCGCAAGGCAATTACCTGTTTGCGAATCCTGTGGATTATAACGCCGTGCAGCGCATCTGGGGCACGCGGCTTGTGCAATCGACGCATCAGGCGGCCGGGACTTTCCTCGTCGGCGCCTTCCAGGGCCATTCGCAGATTCTTGATCGCGAAGAGGTCAATGTTCAGATCGCAACCCAAAATGAGGATGACTTTACCAAAAATTTGGTTACGATCCTCGTGGAGGAACGCCTCGTGCTCGCGATCTACGTGCCTCAAGCCTTCAAGAAAGGCGTCAAGCCCGCGCCGGTGATCTGATAGGAAAGCGATCAGCAGTCAGCGGTCAGCAATCAGCTAGCTGAATGCTGAAAGCTGATCGCTGAAAGCTCTCTATGGCAAACGATCTGAACCTATTCGAATCGGAACTGAGGGCGCTCGAATCAACGGGCGCCCGCATGCCCTTGACGCTCACGCCGCGCGAGGCCTGGGCGCTGTTGATGATCCTGCAAAACGCCGTACTGCTGCGGCTCACGGATACGCCGGACGATCAGGGCTTCGCCCGTGGGCTCGCCGACGAGATCGAGCAGCGGCTGTGTAAAACGCCGGCGATGAAGGAACGCGCTGAGGCGGCGTCGAAGAGTCCGCAATGGACGACGCCGAAGGCGCCGGCGCCGGAGGATGTCTGCGGAACCGAGCCGCCGGAAGCGGTGCGCGACGATCTGCGGATTCGCGAACCGAAGCCCGAGCCGGAAAAGCCGCCGGCAAGGCGCGTAACAAAACGCCGATGAAGCCGAAGAAAAAACGGAAACCCGAGCGGACGCCGCAGAATAAGGCGATGGAAGCGCCGGAAAACAAAGCTGTCAGCTATCAGCAATCAGCGGTCAGCAAGCCGCCGTTGCGTCCGCCTGTTCGCAAAAGCTGAAAGCTGATCGCTGAAAGCTGAATGCTTCTGGCTGTCGATCTTTTTTGCGGTTTAGGCGGCTGGGCCGAAGGATTCATCGCCGAAGGCTACGACGTGATCGGATTCGATATCGAACGCCGCCCGTATCCGGCGCAACTCGTGCTTCAGGATGTGTTGACGCTCCACGGCTCGCAATTCCGCAATGCCGCCTGCATCGTCGCCTCGCCGCCCTGCCAGGCGTACTCCTACCGCGCCATGCCGTGGAAGAAAGCCAAGGCGCTGCCGCCGCCCGATAACGCGCTGTTCGAGGCGTGCTTCCGCATTCAGCGTGAGGCGTCGGAAGCCGCTGGGCGCTACATCCCGATGGTGGTCGAGAACGTCTGCGGCGCCCAGCGGTGGGTGGGTTCGGCCAAGTGGCACTACGGCAGCTATTACCTGTGGGGCGATGTGCCGGCGCTGATGCCGTATGCCCACTCGAAGACGATGAAGGCTACTGGACCACAGAATGCCAACGGAGAGCTGCATCGGCAAAGTATCAACAAGATGAGAGACTGCCTGAAAAACGACTGGCTCAAGGTGAACGGCTTCAACTTCCACGAGCACGAGAAGACCGGCAAGCCGGGCCGCTCGTTTCAGTCGGCGGCGGTCGAGAATACGGGCGTCAAGGTGGCTGGCCTGAACTGGAGCGGATCGGACAAGCCGGGCTACAAGGCCCAGGCGTTCAATTCGACGGCGGAAGCGCGGATGCGGGACACCAGCGACGGTCTGAAATTCGGCGGCGGCTGGTGGCACGACGCGACAAACAACCTGATCCGCAAGGCGTCCTCGCGCTCCAGTGCCCGCAAGCAGGCATCCGCGCTGATCGCCAAGATTCCGTTTCCGCTCGCGGCGCATATCGCCCGCGTTTTCAAAGCTGAATGCTGATAGCTGATCGCTGAAAGCTACTTATGAAGTTCCTTGACGTCCAGGTCATCACGCCGCCCGCGAATCCCGAAGTGGTCACGGTCGAGGAATACATCGACCACGCGCGGCTCAACGGGCTGACGGTTGATGTGCAGCCGACTTTGATTGTCCGCCAGCTCGACGCCGCAACGCAGCGCTGCGAGCTGTACCTGCGCCGCTCGCTTCTCACCCAGGAATTGAAGGCGCTGTTCGTGCCGGACGGCAAAAACTGCGCCTGCGCGAAGGAAATGGCGCTGCCGCGCGGGCCCGTCGAATCGGTGACCGAGATCGTATCGAACGGGCAACCCGTGACGGGATATACGCTCGCCTGGAACGTCGTCACGCTTCAGGCGCCGTTGACCGCGCCGACTACGGTGCAGTTCGTCTCGGCAGGATTCGGCGATACGGGCGCGGATGTGCCGGCGCCGATCCGCGAAGGGATTTTGGAATACGCGACGACGCTCTACGAGGATCGGACCGGCGCGCGCGAGCCGAAGCATGCGGCGGCGGCGACTGGTGGGACCGTGCCGCGCGGGATTCAGGATCTGTGGCGGCCGTTTCAGTTGGAAATGAGCGGTTAGCGATCAGCAATCAGCGCTCAGCTAGACGCGCTGAAAGCTGCAATCAGCAGTCAGCGATCAGCAGTCAGCTAAACCGCGCTGATAGCTGAAAGCTGACCGCTGACCGCTGATAGCTATGAATGCTTCCGACCTTCGCGAATGGATTGCGCTCTTTCAAATGGAGCTGACCGCCGACGGCCAGGGCGGTGCGCGCGAAGCCGTGCCCGCGAACCTCGCGCCCGATCTTCCGGCGAACGTGCGCACGCCTTCGCCGCGCCTGGTCATGGCGGGCGATCAGCTCGCCGACCGGGCGGAATACATCGTGACGATCCGCTATCAGCCGGGCATCACGACGGCGTATCGGGTGCTGTGGCGCGATCAATTGCTCGACATTACGGGCGTCAAGAACCTCGACGGGCGCGATACGTGGTTGGAATTGACGTGCGAGCGGAAGGAAGCGGGGACGCAATAATGGTGGGCGTGAATAATGAACTACGTGAGATCCGGCGCAGGCTTGGGGATTATTCTGCTCGTGATGTTGTGGAGGAGCGGCAAAAACTGATCGAATGTTGGCGCGAGGCGCATCCCGAGGCGGCGAACGAATTGCCGAGTCACGAGCGGCCCCTGATGCAGTTTGAAGATGGGCAGATTGACGATTCTGAAAAGCCGGAACGCTGGACGAATGATATTTATGTGGTGACCGTCCGGCGCTGGTCCGAAGATAAGGTATTCGGTACGCGTGGGGGCATGATTCAAGTCGGTATTCATACGCATGATGGTACAGCCCGTCATGACTGGCGCGACTTCCAAGGCATCAAAAACCAGATTGCAGGCTCCGAATGCGAGGGCTTTGAGCTATATCCTGCGGAATCGCGGCTGATGGACCCGTCGAACTATTACACGCTTTGGTGCTTTCCCGGTTTGAAGCGCATCAAGGTCGGCCACGAAGAACGAGTAGTGCGAGACGCCAATGAGGCGCTGGCACCGCAGCGGGCGTTTAGTGGCAACCAATCTCGATGAAAGTCTCATGCTGCCGCGACGCGTCAAGCGGTCGACGCCGGACGATGCGGGCGTTGGCTTCCTGGTTGAGATGTCGTGCGGGCATACGATCTGGCTCGCTGTGCAGATGGACGCGGGCGCGAAGATCCGTTGCGGCGCATGCCTGAATGCGTTGGTGATTCAGATTCGTGAATTGCAGGCGGAGCAGAAGATATAGCGGTCAGCAATCAGCATTCAGCTTTCAGCTATGACGCCGTATTACGAGCACGCGGGCATCACGATCTATCACGCGGATGCGCGTGAAGTCGTTTCCCGCATTCGAGTCGATGCTGTTATTACAGATCCGGTCTGGCCGAATTGTGAGCACGTATTTCCAGGCATCAATGCGTCCGAGGTTTTCCGCGGGACGGTTGAGCAAATCAATGCAGACCGTATCGTTGTTCAACTCGGATGCCATTCTGACCCGCGTTTTTTGGCTGGTGTCCCGGAGCGATGGCCCTACATCCGCACTTGTTATCTGGAGTACGCCGTGAAGGGCTATCTTGGGCGCGTATTGAAAGACGCCGATGTTGCCTATGTTTTCGGCGATCCGCCGCCAGCTAAGCAAGGGGCTCACGTGCTGCCGGGATGGGTTATCGCGACAGTAGCCAATGGTGATCGTGGGTGGGGTAAAGCCGGGCGGACGACGGAGCAAGTAGAGGCTGTCGTTTCCAGGCTTGCGCATCCCGCGTCGCGGAATCTTCAGCATGTGCGATGGCTTGTGAAATGGTTCGGAGGGGACTCCGTGCTCGATCCATTCTTTGGCATTGGGACAACTGCTGTGGCGTGCAAGATTCTAGGAGTGCGCTGTGTTGGCATCGAAATCGAGGAGCGTTATTGCGAAATCGCCGCCGAGCGGTTGCGGCAAGAGGTTCTGGAATTCACGCCGCCCGCGTTGCTGACCGCTGATTGCTGACCGCTGACAGCTTATGCCCAAAGCCTTCAACGTCAAAATAACCGGCGCTGACAAGATCAAAAAGAACGTCGCGTACCTGCGCCGTGAATTTCCCGAGTGGCTCTCGGTTGCGAACCTCGAAACGGCGTATGAAGTGCGCGACGAGGCGCAGAAGAACGTGAAGCGCCTCGACGCCTTCGATACCGGCGACCTCCACGATTCGATCCAGGTGCAGGTATCGCCGAAGGGGCTTGCTGTGCACGTGATCTCCACAGCCAAGCACGCGCCGTTTATCGAATTCGGCACGCGCCCGCACTTCCCGCCGCTCGAGCCGATCAGGGAATGGTGCCGGTCGCGCGGGATCGACGAATCGGCGGCGTTTCCGATCGCGAAGAAGATCGCGGAACACGGCACGCCCGAGCGGCCGTTCCTCTATCCGGCGTATGCCGTTGGGATGCGGCATCACGTCGGGCGGATCAAGAAATATCTGGCGCAGGGGATGAGGGGGTTATTGGCATGACGGGAACTCTCGTCTTTCTGACGGAACGCGGTTCAGGCCGGATCGTGTCGCTTGAAACCCAGAAAATTCAAAGGCGCGCGTATTGGTTCCGGCGTCTGGTCTGGCACAAGAAGCGGCATCCGCAGGCGCCGAGCGTCAGGCATCTGAAGATTTGGCGGCTGGAAAATCGGGAAGAGTTGGGGGCGGCATCATGACATCGAAAGAGCTGGTAGAAATCGCAGGCATCACGCCGCGGATGTTGCAATGGTGGATCAGGCAAGGGTTGATCAAGCCGCGCCGCCGCCGGCCGCCCTTTGTCGGCAGGCCTGATGCATTCTGGTTCGAGGAAGCCGATGCCTTCAAGGCGCTGATCATTCGCGAGCTTCGCGTCAAGGGAATCCGGCGCGATCGCATTCGGCGCTGGAAGCTGGCGCCGCCGCAGGGCGACTACCTGCTGATCATGGGAAGCCGCATTGCCTGGACCGGTCAGCGATCGCTGATTCAAAAGCTTGAGGAGCTGAAAGCGCCTGTGATGCTGGTATCGATCTACGATCTGCGGATGGAGTTCCGGGCGGCGATGGAGCGGCTGGAGGGCGAGCGGCCCGCCGCTCTGCCGCTTGCCCGTCGGCCTGCTGCTTAGCTGAAAGCTGATTGCTGATCGCTGAATGCTACCGTTAACGGAAGTCCAGACCGCGATCTACAACGCGCTCACGCCCGCGCTTGCGCCCGTTCCGGTCATCGATCAGGCCGGGCCGAACCAGGAATACCCGTACTGCACGATCGGCGAATTCGTGGGCGGGCATGACGATCTGCTCACCGAGCAGGCGGTCAATCTCGACGTTACGGTGCATTGCTGGTCGCGCCAACCGGGCATGCAGGAATGCCAGCAGCTCATGACGAAGGCGAAGGACGCGATTGACCGCGCCGTGCTGCCGGTGACCGGCTTTCAATGGGTCACGACGATCTGGACCTACGCGCAGACGCTGCGCGAGCTGGACGGCGAAACGCGGCACGGCATTTTGCGGTTTAGCGTGATGACGTTTAAGGAAGCTGTCAGCGTTCAGCAGTCAGCGGTCAGCTTAACGCGCTGAAAGCTGAAAGCTGAAAGCTGATCGCTGAAAGCTCAATTCAGAAAGCGAGGGTATCTATACGGCAAAATACACCGGCAAGGGGGCTCAGTTCCTCTTGGTCACAGGCACTGCCCCAGGCGCATACACCGCGATCGGGCAGGTGCAGGAAATCGGCGATATCTCGGTCACGGCGGAAGAGGTCGATGTGACGACGCTCGACGCCGGCGATTACCGCGATTACATCCAGGGATTCAAAGATCCGGGCGAATGCGAGTTGACCGTGATCTTCGATCCCGGGCTCGCGGGGCATGACGAGTCAACCGATGGTTTGATCGGTTTGTTTACTACCGGCGAGGTGCGCGATTGCGCGATTCGTTGGAACAGCTCGGGAACCGGCGATCAAGCGTTCGGTACATTCAAGGCGTTCATTCGCGACATGACGTATGGGGCGCTGAATGCCGATGATCCGCAGACCATTACGCCGCTGTTCCGCATCACGACGCCGATAGCGCTGGTTGATACGCTGCCGACGCCGGCGTAGGAAGCTGTCAGCGATCAGCGGTCAGCGGTCAGCGAGGTAGCGATCAGCAATCAGCGATCAGCTATCAGCTAAAACGCGCTGAAAGCTGAATGCTGAAAGCTGAATGCTGAAAGCTGAATGCTGAAAGCTATGAACAATCTCGTCAACGCCGCCGCGACCGTGACGCTCGACGGCCGTACGCTCACCATCCGCTACCGGGCGCTCGCCTTCATCCGGTACGCGGAAGAGACGGATAGCGATTTGCTGGCCGATATCCGCGAGATCGGCGCGCTCGGCCAGGGCATTCAATCGGGCGGCGCGGGCGCGGGCAAGCTGTTCGCGAAGGTGCGCGATATTCTCTGGGCGGGCCTACTGCACGAGCAGCCGGAATTCACGCGGGACGAAACGGCGCGGCTGTTTGGCCTCGACGATATGCCCACGCTCATGCCGGCGATCGTCTCGGCGCTGCGGGGGTCGCTGCCGGAAGCGGCGGATAACGGAGCGCGCCCTACGAAGGCGGCGGCGAAGGCGCGCCGCCGCGATGGACGTTCGACCGATGGCTCGGGATCTGGGCCGTCCTCCGCGACGGATGCGGCGTCAGCGCTTCCGAGTTCTGCAACCTGACGCTGCGCGAGATCGCCGTATTGATGGAAGCGCGGGATGCACGCGAAACGCGTAACGACTGGTATACCGCGCGGGTTGTCGCGATGCTCGTAGCGGTTAATTCCAAGCACGGCAAGTATGA